CAATAAAACGACGTGCCTGCTCTGGGCGGAGAATTCCGCTGCCAGCCTCACCTGAAGGGTTTACTGCGTTTGGGCCATCTGTTGTGCCCAAGTTTGTTGCAGGGATGTTGCCAAGTACGCCACCTGTATTGTAGTTACCTGGTACGTTTACTCCTGCTGAAGAACCTGAAGCGAATGCACCTTGACCCTGATAGAGTCCTGGTTCAGTTCCGCCAATGTGCCCTGTACCTGTAGTACCTGGTTGGTTCTTGATTATTTCTTGTTCCGACATATTGTCACCTCCTGTGATTTTTACTTATTTAAAATAAGTCGGCTGTTTTGAGGAAACTACCGCCCCATAGGGATTTTTCAACCGTTTCAGGTTGATCCTGTACAATCTCGCCGAGATCGCCAGACTTTCGGAAAGCAGTGTCTTGTTCTACAAGTTCCACACGCTTACCAAACTCATTAAATCCATTAGAGACTGCTGCAATATCTTTTGCAACTGCATCAAATGAACCTTTTACTGTTTCTACATCTACCTTAGAAGATTTAAGCATTTCTACTTCTGCTTGTAAGGACTTGACTGTTGAAACTAGATCGCTAAAGGCTGATGTTAGAGTATTCTTGATTTCTGCAATTGACTCTACAATTACTTCATCTGATTTAGGAGACATTGGCTTTTTCTTGGCCTCTGCTTCTTCATCTGCTGGAGTTTCAGCAGCAGCCTCGGCAGCAGATTCTGGTTCATCTGCAACTGGCTTCATGGCCTTCTTGGCCTCTGCTTCTTCATCTGCTGGAGTTTCTTTTGCTGCTTCTGCAGCAGACTCTGCTTCATCCTTTACTGGGCTTTTCATAGCCTTCATATCGCACTTACATGTATCCATAGAGTTTCCACAATCTGGGCATGTTGAAGTCTTTACAACCTCATTAGTGTTATCTGACTTTAGAGCGACCTCTGACTCTGTTACTTCCGTAACTGTGTTTGTTTTTTCTGTCATAGGACTAACCTCCTTGTTAATCTTAGAAGTATTAATGCCTTTAGCACTATCAACTAAGAACTTTATCATATTTACTTTTTCATTATCCGTTTTTTCAACGAACCCTATATTCTGCATTTGGATACCAGTAGTTGGGCTAACCTCTGATTCATTTTCTGAAACCATAACCAATCCAGATTCTTTATCATAAAATACATTTTCTAAAATAGTGTTATCACCTTTAACAACATCTACTCCATCAACCTTTTCAACAGATACAATATTTGCAAATTGATTTGCTGGAGAATCTACAAGACTTAACTCAATCAAATCATATTGTTTGATTACACGAATTGTCTTATCTAAATTCTCATCATATGCATCGTCCCATTTATTCATTTTTCCGCCAATAGAAAATCCTGTATAAGTTCCATCTAAAACTTTTTCCCATGCATCATTAGCACCTTTTGAAATATATGCAGAAACAAAAACACCCTTATAAAACTTTTTTGTTTCTGGATCAAAATATTTATCTTCTTTAAATGAAACCATTTTTCCAACTGCTGATGGTTGATGCATTTCTCTAATATTACCTCTAAAACGAGAAAAAGCATCTAGGGATGCTTCTGCTGTAACAATATCCATTTGCTTATCAATATTATCAAGAGATGCAAAACCAGAGACAGTGCGTCTCTCTTTATCAATCTTGCTAATCGGCATTGATAAACGAAGGGTTTCACCCTCTGAATTCCAATGGGCTTTAGAAATAATCATTGTAGTATATATTATAGAGCCTTTTTTTACATATCTCAGTTATTGAGACGCTCTACCCTCACCTTTTGGATTACGACCTGAAGTTGTGGCAGATCCATCAGATTGATTATTTAATCTTTCCCCATCTCTTGTCCTATTTGCATTATCATTTGCTGCTTGGTCTGGTTTTGGCTGAAAGGGATCATCTCCACCCTCTCTTTGAGGCAGCCCCAAAACCTGTCTTGCCTCATTTGGAAGCATAATCTGTGTCTTTATATATCTTTCAAGAATTTGAGATTGTGCAATCTCATCTGTTAATGTAAGTTCATTAAACTTAAAATCAACAATATCTGTTTTTTCACGAATTATCTTATTTACCATTTTTTCAAGATTTCTTTGTGCTGGTCTTGCAACCTGTTCTTTAAATGTTCTGTCTTGTGCTAATGCTGCAGCGATTGCTGATGAATCTGAACCACCTAATTTTGACAAGGGAACTTGGTGAGCAACAAGAATATCATCACGATTTTGCTTACGATATTCTTTAAAGGATCCTTCTTGAATGCCGTTTTCAACGGGTTCCATTTTAAATTCCACTTTATTTGTTTCTGAATCTCCTGGAAGTGGAATATAAAGTGTTCTATGGTTTTGCCCTTTAAGGCCAGTCTGTAGAAATCTAAACATCTTGTCTTCTGCCTCTGCAGATAATTTTGCACCTTTAAGTGTTACAACATAACGAGGAACTGCTTTATTGCTAAAGAAGTCAATGTTATATTGTGAGGCAAGTGCATCTCCATATAAAGAATTAATTGCAGACAAAATATCTGGAACACCATAAAAAGTATTTAAAGGAGAGTATTCTTTGAAATGAATAATTTCATTTGGTCTTGGATCTGTTCCAAGAGGATTTGAATTTGTTGCTCCAAAGTTACGGAAGTAAACAACCTTATTTGCAATAACTTGAACAAATCCATCACGCAATCTCCTTACACGAATGGTTGTTGCTGGAATATGACCTACATATCCAATCTCACCACGAGTTGTTCTACCAATTTCAATATATCCGTTTCCAGTTGCTTGAAGGTCAGTATAAACTTTTTCCATCGTAAGAGTAAAAGAGTCATCATTGTTTAATGATTCAAGCCAATCACGCAATTCAATTTTTGCTCTTTCAATTCTTTTACGTGCACGATCTGTTGCTGCTGTATCTGTAGAAGATTCTAGTTTAAGCATTGTTCTTGCAGAAACTTCAAAGTCATATCCTAGTCCTACAATGTTTTCTACTTTTGCATCAATTGCTGCATGGTTAGCAAATGATGTATCATAATAATTTGCCAATTCATAAAGATTCCATGGGGGTGTAATAACATCAAAAAGTCCATAACCATTTCTATATACAAGTCCTGGATTTATTTCTTTTGATTGTGCTCCATCAAGACCAGTACTTACTGCACGAGCAGAATCAATATATGCTTGTGAAGCATCAACCTTACTAATTTCTGCAGATGCTGCTTTTTCAACTCTTGTTGTACGACGTTTAAAGTTATTGTCTAAGCCGTCTAAATTTTTTAATTCATCCCAGGATTTATTGAAAGGATCTTGCTTTTTAAAAGTATCATCCTCTGGAATACCTTCATCCATTTTAACTCTAATAAATTCTGATCTATCTTCTGACATTATTCTTCACTTCCATATTTATCATGAGTATCTTGTGCAGCCTTCCAAGCACCGAGGTCATTCATCGATGGAATTAATCCTTCTGCTAGACGTTGTTTTTGTTCTGAATATTCTTCTTCTGTAATTCTTGTAAGCCCTGGAACAAAAATACAATCTCCATCGCCTGGATCTCCATAATAAATTGCTGCCTCACGAAGTTTTCCAATTTGAGCAATGTCGCCTTTCATTGATTCAATATTTAAAACTGAACCAGTTCCATCTGTAAACCATTTTCCATTGGACTTCTTATACACATACAGACCCCAGTCATAATGTTTTTCAATAATTTTTGCACGGGATTCGCCAATTTGCCCCTTCATTTTAGGCAATTGCTTACGCTTTTTATTTGGATTTGGAGTATTCATAACCATAAGTATACCATATTAAAGTGCTTTATATACGGAATCTGTCCAGATTACATTGGAAAATACAGAAACTGTATCAAAAAGAATTGTAATTGCATCTGTATCATCAATAATTGTTTTATTTGTTCCCATATAAGTCTTATAAACTTCATCTGGAAGAATTTTATATCCATCAGAACTTGATAAAATTAATACATCATTCCATAAACTAGAAGACTCCCAATACTGCCATTCTAAAATAGATTCTTTATCTGTAAGAACTTCAAGCCAAGGTCTTATAATATTTTTTTGAAGTTCTTGAAGTTTTGTTGTTCTATAGTGAGATAAAAGATTGAAAGTTATTGGTCCACAAATATTAATACTTCCAGAATAGTTATTATACTTTAAACTTTTTGCAAAAGAAATTCCAAGCACTCCCCATTCTTTTGTATTTATTCTTGGCTCAACAACAGCAACCCCATTCCAATAATAAGAAATCCCATTTGTTGGTAATCCAGTTGACCTTGTTCTTGCATAAATTCTGGCACGTCCTCCAGCAAGTGCTTCTGGTTTCATAAAGAAATCAATTACATCTGGAGTTAATCCAGATTGTCCTGCATGCTCTACTTCAAAAATTTTAATTTCATCTGTTGGAAAATCTTCTCTGTCATACCTTATCCACATCTGAATTGCACTCATTGTATAGTCTGGTAGTTCAGATGGATTAATTGGCATTGCTATGCCACGACTTTCTAGTGGATTAAATTCTCCACGCAATTCTATTCCGCTATCTTTTGTTAGATATAAATATGGAGTGCTTTCTTTATAAATGGCGTAGGGGTTTTTTGTTTTATAATCAAAGTAAACTCCAGATTTTTTATAAGGATATAGGTCTACACCAAATTCTGTACCTATTGGATTAAAGGATGTCTCATTTAATGATTTAGATGCAAACTCAAGTTTGCGTATTTTAATTGGATTTGTTAAAATACCACGAACAGAAAAATCAAGAGAATAGGAAATTGCAAGATCATTAAAATCTATAGATGCTGGATTTGGATAGATTACTGTTCCATTAACAACTTCAAATCTTCTAGAATCCCAATCTGAATAACTTGATACATCTACTAGCCTATCCTTATTAATTGGAATATCTAATTCTTTTTGATAATTAATGCTTACACGACTTACACCGTTTTTTATATATTGAAAAGCAATATGTGTTTTTATTGAAGAGGTAGAAGTATTTAAATTATTATCAACAACGGCTGCGGGTTCTGGATAATCTATATTAAATTGCAAAAAATCTAAATCATAATAAGATGATCCATTTAATAATTTAATATTTTTAGCAAAATAAGATAACGGAATATAATCTTCCCAATAAGATGCTACTGCAATATCTAGCATGTAATTATTATATTTTTTCAATGCAATAAGAGTATAACTTGATATATGGTTTAAAAAGTTTTCTGATTCTACCATTTTTGCAACACCAAACTCATTAAATAAATCTAGTGTTTTTATTGAGTTAAACTTTGTATCTATTCCAACTGAATAAATTTTACCTAAAAATGTTTGATTATTTTCTAAACTTCCCATACCACCAACATATAAAGAAACTGCTCCAATATTTCCAAAAAACGTTGAAACTTTATCTCCAAAATAATTAATCATTGATTCAATATTTATTCCAACTGTAAACATATTTGGACTATAAAAATTGTTTATGGAATATAAAACTTCTTCTTTATTATTTGCAATGTAAACATATTCAAGAACGTCATTTTGAATTCTTATTAAAATAGAGTTATTGCTTACAATATTGATAAATTTAAATAATACCTGTGGTGATGAATAACTTCTTTCTGACATAAAGACACCATAAATAGATCCTACACTATTGCCAATAATGCTTAATGAGTCAAACTTAATATATGATGCTGCCGTTGCTGCTTTTCCAGTATTAAATGTATAAAATAAATTTTTATCAGATTGTATTCCGCTATTTAAAATTAACCATTCGTCATAATTATTATTTCCTACATAAATTTGTGGCAAAGAATAAGATGGTGTTTCTAAAAATACAGAAGATACATTTAAATTATCTGAGGTTGCTTGATTCCAAGAGGCATGGTTTGGATAACAATAGTTATTAGTATATCCAGCATTTGGGTATTCAATAGATGCAATAACTCCATTATATGCTGAAGTTAGAGATTCTGGAATTGAGACACCCTGACCATAAACAAATCTTTTTTTGGCAACGTTGATTGGAACCTTATATGGATAAATTGCAATAGCATCAATTTCTATAGGATGAATATCATCATATGCGTAAAATCCTAACCAGTCTTGATCTTTTTGATTTGTTGGATTGATTTTTTGTGGCAAAGAAATAGAGTCTATATCTATATTCATAGAGATAACTTCTTCTCCATTAATAATTAATGTTGCTAAGTTTTTGCTTATAGTAAACTGCATAAGCATTGGTCTAAACCATTCTCCAACATAATGAGATTTTATATAAGAGCCAAGGACTATAGATACAAATCCCCGCTCTACATAAATTCCATCATTTGATTTTATTGGCCCAAAGATTCTTTTTGGCTCAAGATTTTCTGCTGATAATCTTATCCACATCTCAAATGTATATGTTTTATACTTTCCATTTTGATTTAACATTCCTTTTCCTGGAATAATTAAAGAAGGAAATGTAGTTGTTGGAAAAGATGAAACCAGTGATTCTTGTACTGAGTTACCTTCAATATTTTCATCCCAGTAAGTGTAATTAAAAAAACCTCCATCGTCTATTGTAGTCCATCTAATTGAAGATGCACTAGATCCATCTAAAATATCTGGCTGTTCTATTACTGTATAATTTGGAAATATTTTAGTTACATTTTTTGCACCATAAACCATTGGAATGCTTGTATTTTGTGCAGTCAAACTTTTTTGTAATATTAAATAGTAACCAGAATTAAAAGAAGATCCATATGCTGATGCACCTACACATTTAATTCCATCAGGTGCCAAATTTTGTAATGGTGTATCCAAGTCAATTGTTGTAGGAAGTGCTTCTGGAATAATACCTAACGATGTAGTTTGATAATTCTCTGACCACTGACCAACAGATATACCGTTTACTAAAAATTGATAGTCTGAAGAGGTTAGCGTTTCATCACTAAAGGGTCCGTAGTATGTTAGCCTAAAAAATATTTTGGCCTGAGCACTTATCATTGGAGATTCAAATGTTGCAGAAAGAAAAGTCCAATCTTGAAAAACATCATAATTAAATTGTTTTAAAAATTCAAAAGTTTCATCTAAATCTGAATCATAATATTCATATCCAACTTCTGCTGTTTTTAAATATGCAGTTTCTGGCTTTAAATATAGTCCAATAGAAAAAGTACCCAACTCTGTATTTATTTGATTAAAATTAAATAACTCGGGACTTTTAATAGTCAAAGTTTTTGTTGAGTTTGCATTTGGAACTACCCCAGTAATCCTTGAAACAAAACTATCTTGAAATGGTGCAGAAAAATTATCTGCAACAGAATTTACAGAGCATTGATCTTTTTCCCATAAAGAAATATTTCTATTTGGTTCAGAAATAAGAGAGATATAATCTGCCTTATCGTCAAGTGACCAAAGAACTATTGGGTGTTCTGCAAAAACTTTTTCAGAATAAAGATTTGATGGATTAGACATTATAAGTCTATTTTACCATATACTACTTGACTTTAATCTCACAATAATCAGTAGTACAATATGCTTCACCCATTGCTTCTAGATTTTCATTTCCATCATAAATGGCAGAAAAATCAATATGCTTTAGCACTCCAACATAAGACTCATACTCTTCTTCTGTAATTTGAGTATATGGTTGTTGAGGATATGTGTGATTTCCCATTGGAAGGAATGATACTGCTTTTAATTGTCCCTCATACATATGAAGTGCTGGAGCAACATGCTTTGATTCTGTTTCCTTATCAAATGAAAGTGTTACAGAAACACCATTGTCTGACCAGTACTTTTGAGCAGTTGCAGCAAGAGCAATTTTTTCAAATAATGTTACATCCTTTTCAGATCTTGGGTGTCCAGACTTTACAGGGAAGTATACTACTTGTGTATTTGCAGACACAACATCTTTTTCAATCTTATACCCTGCTGCCTTAAACAAATGAAGCATTGGATCAGTATCGCCAAAACGAATTGCACGAAGGAAGAAGTTTCCTCCAGGACCCCAGTGAACTCCAGGTGTTGCACCAGAAAGAATTGACACAGACCCAGATGGCTTAACAGTTGTTACACGAATTGATTCACGAACACAAAGCCATTCTGAATATTGACGATCATATTTACGAATTGTATTATATCCCTCATCCATCCATTCACGAACAATAGGAAGACCCTTTTGATCAGCAAATGAAGCAATACCTGTAAGCGATGTACCAATACGACGATTACGTTGCATGATACCGTTTGTCTGCTGCCAGTGTGTTGGAAGCAATGTAACAGTTTTACCATAAAGGTAAGCAAACTTCAATGTCTTGAGGAAGTCCTCCTTGGATTCATGTCGATTTAAGTGAACCTCCACAAGAGTACAGAGTTCATACGACTCCAATGGCTGCTCCGCACAAGGATTGAAGCCCATAACACGATAATCTTTTCCATCTGCAGGATCTGCTAGACGACCATAGTTACGAGCAACATCAAGCCAAATAAAACCTGGCTCTCCATTATTAACAATCAAATCGGTATATTTTTCATAATCCATTCCGACTGTTGCAGAAATTGAGTTATTTGACATCCATGCCCATCCTGGATTTTCTGGATCAAATGAGTTACGCTCTGGGAATACTTCAGCATTCTTAAGATTAATAAAATCTTCATCTCCTGCTGCACCCAAGGCAAGGGTTGCAGAACGACGAACATTTCCTGAAACTACACAGGTTCCAATAAGATTAATAATATCTGTAATGGCACGGCTATCTAGGGTTTGTCCTACTCTACCGCCAATTACTTTATCGATCTGTGTATGTAGTTGAATAAGTGGTGCTGGGCCACTGGCGACCCCTCCAAAACCTTTAATTGGTGCTCCTAGAGGACGGATAAGATCATAGTTGAACTTTTGAATTGGTTGATTAGGACGAAGATAAGAGTTTAGTAAAATACGAACTGACTCTACCCAACCCTCACGAGTGTCTGGAATATCATAAATCGCTGCTGGTTCTGTAGGGGCATAGATATTAAAACCCTTTTCCTGTCCTACTGTATCAAAGCCAACACCAATACCGAGCATAAGGGCATCCATAACCCATGCAAATAAGGTTCCTGGATCATTTTTATCAAGATCTTTGGTAGAAACCATTGCACAGTTTTGAAGTGCTGCCGAGTTTCTCTTTTCCATTGTCATTGCTGTTCCAAAAGTCCACATGCCTCTTCCTGGGGGTGTCCACTTTAGTTCAAACATTCTTTGAAAGGCTTCCTGTGCTGATTTTTGAGCCTTATAGTCATTCCATGGAAGACGATTTTCTTTAGCATGATTCTTTTGAACTGAATACATACCCTCAATTACACGACGGCAAACTTCGTGCCAGCGTTCTTTAGTTCCATTCTCCTTCACACGAGAATATGTGCGAATAAAGGTAATTTCTCCAAGAGAGTTCTCTGCTGCATCTTTAAAACCAAATGGATTTGGTGCTGATACAAATTTTTCTACAAACTCATCTGTTAATCTAAAACTAAAAAAATCTGACATGTGTTTCGTCCTTTCAAAAACGGAATAATGATAAGTATAGCAGAGTTTTATAAAAACTAAAACTCTTAATCTCATATAGAGAGATAGATGTTAAGAATTAAAAACTCTAGGATCTGTCCATGTAATTGGAGTTTTTTCATTTTTAATTTCTACAGGTAAATGAAAGTTAAAATCTTTTGTGCCACGAGTTTTTACCCATTCAATCATTGTAGTTAATGTATCTTCTATGGATGTCTGTGGATTGTAGTTTAAAAGCCTTCTAGCCTTGTTTGCAGAGCAGTTTGCATGTTTAACTTCCTTTGGTCTGCCTGGAAGATATATAGGCTCTAAATCAAATCCTATAAGTTTTGCAATAGTTTCTGCAAGTTCTAAAATAGTTATAAAGTTTTGATCTGGGCCAATATTAATAGTTTCTTTATCTGCTATATTACTTTCAACAACTAATCTTAATGGACTTATGACATCACGTATATCTGAGAAACATCTCATTTGCGTACCGTCATCATAAATGATTGGTTGTTTTCCTTGTAGCATTCTATTAATCATAATTCCTGCAACATTTCTAAAAGGATCTGTATAAACCTGTCCTGGACCAATTATATTATGAGGAATTAAAATTGTATAATTTAATCCGTGTACATCTGCAATTGATTTTAAAGTTTCTTCAAAAGCATATTTTGCTACCCCGTACGGGTCTTGTGGTCTTGGTTGCATATCTTCTGTAAAAGGAACAATATCTTGTTTTCCATATCTTGCCATACTTGACATAAAAATAAATTTCTTGACTTTTGCTTGAATTGCTAAAGTTAATACATTAACTGATTGACCGTAGGTATTATCTGTTATTGTTTTTGGAGAAAAAACACTTAACCCCTCATGAGCAGTGCAAGCAGCATGAATAACAATATCAATGTCATTAAAATGTGAAATATCTAATTCATTACAATCTATTTCATACACTTTAATTCCATCTGGAATATTATCTCTGTATCCTCCTATAAAATTATCTACACCGATGATATTGTGATCATGGCATAAATTTTTTGCAATATTACTTCCAACTAATCCAGCAATACCAGTAATCAAAATATTAGACATGTCTTCTCCAAAATAAAAATGTATCGTTTGTAAGTCCAGTATAAAGTTTTCCTATTCTAATGCTTGCATAAAATGTTTTTAATATATTTATGTCAGACTCTTTAATTTCACCAAATGATTCATCCATGATATTAAACATTTCATCACATTTATTTGCAACTGTACCTTTATTTATATTATACCTTTCTTTAATATTATCATAAACTTCTCTGTTTTCTTCAAGATAATATAAAATAGCAAGTCTTGTAAGTATAAAGTCTTTATCGCTTCCATCTAACTCAGTTACAATATTATTTAATATATGTTTTGCTTCTTTAAATTTTATTAAAGAATAGGCAAGTTTTAAGGTAGCATACTGATTTTCTATCATTGCTAAATTGCTAGAATCACTTTCAGTTTTTTCTTTTAAATTATTATTTTCTTTAAAATCTTTAAATAAAATTTCATATTCATAAAATAATTTTAAAAATTCATTAATATTTTTTGTTTCAAACTCTGCAAGTGAGTAATTGTGTAAATTAACAAGACAAAAAATTGGCATAGATTCTTTAATGTTTTTTAAATAACGATATTCATTTTTATATAACTCCACATATCTTGGCTCACGATCTTCAAATCTTTCTGCACTTCCAAGTATATGATTTATTGTTATGTCAACTAAGTCTGATTCATTATCATCTTTAGTTGTGCTTGTAGGAATTGCTCTAAATCCTTCAAAACGAATATTAGATCTTGTATGAATTCTTTGAGTTTCTGATTTTTTAACCTCATCCATTAAACCTGTGTGATCTAGCCTATAACATTTTACTAGTGTTGTTGAACATTTAGATATTTTGTTATACCAATCATCTTCAATTATAACTTCATCTAAGTCAAGTAATACACAATAATCTATATCTTTGGGTAGCAATGCCAATGCAGAAGTTTTAGCAAAATTTTCGGACCAGGGATTGATGTATCCATGACTTACTTTAATTCCTAAAGATTCTGCAATTTTAACCGTATTATCTGTAGATCCAGTATCTAAAATAAAGTGATAGTCAGCAGACTTAGTTGATTCATACCAGGCTCTTACATTATCTTCCTCATTCAAAGCAATTCCATAAACAGCAATTTTCATTCAGGCTTTACCCTTTGGGCTCCGCAACGTAGACATTTTTGATATGTTCTTAATGTAAATGGGCATGTTTTTTCTTCTGTAGATATTTTATGACCATTAATTTTACATAACAGTTTATTCATTTATCTCCTTATAAGAAATTGCCCTATTTGGACAATGTAATGCTGCAGTTTTTAACTTATCCTTTAAATTATTTTCTACCGTATATTCCCAAACTTTTCTTTCACTATTAACAAGACTAAATACTTCTGGAACATCAAAAACACACTGACCCCATGATTGACAACTTTTTGAAATTTTAACCTTTATCATTAGGGTTTCCATAACTTTCAATATCTATTAAAGCAGATATAAACTCTTCTTTAATATTTGGATATGTTTCAAAATCAGTATCTTTTAAATCTACAATAATTTTGTCTAAATTTGTTTTTAATTCTTTATACATTTTTTCAAATTTATTCATAGAAGTTTTCTGTTCTCCGTCTTGCTCAATTTTGTTAGAAAACATTTTGCGATATCTATCTCGATCTTTTTTAATTTCTTGAATAGTCATATTAGTATCAATATGATACTTAAATCCAATAATAAAAATTAAAATAATTATAAAAAATAAAAAATAACTTATCATTTTTTATACCTAAATCAATGGAACCCAGTGTTGTTCCCACTCTCGTGGAATTAATCTTAGTGGAATTACATCATATGCAAGTGTAATTCTTGGACCATCCCAATCCCAGTCTCCCATTGCATGTGGGTGCCCAGTTTCTGAAAGAATTGCACGATTATTTTTATTGTTTACCGTAATTTCTTTTTCAAATACACGATAGTGCGTTGTTGATGGTTCTGCCTTAATGCAATAATATCCGTGGAAGAATGGTGCTCCATCTCCACCATGTTCATGCCAATCCAATTTTCCAATATGATTATAATTAACATTAAACCATGCTTGGGCCATAAACTGCTCTTTATTAAAGTCTAAACCATAATGTTCGCAAGCCTCTAATGTCATATCTCTAACTGCTCTCATTAATGTATGAATATTTGGATCATAAAGTTGAAAGGCATTATACTTATTCCACTGCATAGTTGAAATACTTCCAGAATTATCCCATGGAGTATTTTTATTTTGACCTTTAGTAAGTTCTCCTGCCTTAATTCTTTCATACTGATGAAGAAGGAACTTTTCCAATCCTTCTAGATCATTAATATCAATTTGTTTTTCAAAGAACTTATGTTCAATTGTTGACTTGCTAGTACTTGGCTGTGTTGAATCGCCATATTCATATTGCTTTTCCATTATCTATACTTCTTTCTCACCCAACGGTGCTTTTTGTAAAAACCATAAAGATAGTTTCTTTTTCTTTCTACATCCCACATTGCTTCTTGTGCCATAATATGATCTACTTTTCCTTGCCAATTAGCCCTTTTAATAGGAATCATTGAAAAAATTGGAGTACCTGCAGGAATTACTCCTTCAAAATCTTTACGCAAGAAAAATGTTACAACATTTCCACTAAACCATCTATCAGAATCTTGTATTGCTGTCATAGTAAAAAATGGAAGATCATATCTATTTACAGGATGAGTAATCATTAATGACCAACCCTCTGGAAGTTGTGTCCCCCATCTCATATCCCATAAGAAATGAATTGGATAGCAATTTGCTGGAATTGGAAGTTCTAAATGTCCTCTCATTTCAATTGGTCTTGGGGCATCATCATCCCAAATGATTTCTGGTTTATTTGGATCATCTGTCTTTTTTACTGTAACATCTACTGGCAACAAATAATGATATCCTGCAGTAATTGCATCAAAAAATGGCATACAATGTTTAACACTGATTGATGCTGTATCTGCACCATTATTGTTTGTAATTTGTAATCTTCTTAAATCATCACTAACCTGATAAAGAGGTCTATCTTTCCACCATTTAGGAAGATTTTCTATTGCTGGAACTGGACCCAGAGTTGTTTTAATATATGCATTCTGTGTTCCAAACTTAATTTCTAAATCTTCCATATCTGGAACTTTTTCATATTTTGAAGAATTTTTATCCATTATTTGAAAACCTTCTTTTCCCAAAGCAGTCTCTTATATGCATCACCAAACTGAGATCTTAGCGTATATGAAATTCCACGAAGAAGCCTTACATCTGGTTTATCAAGAATATCAGCCTTCCATTCTTCTCTTTTATAAGGAATACACTGAATTAATGGGGTGCCTTTTTCAATTACCCCTTTAAAACCTTTTTTAAATAGCATAGAAAATGCACCATCTGATGGATACATATCAGTGTCTACAATCGCAGTAATCATTCTAAATGGTAGATTTTCATGGTAGGGTGGTTGAATAAATAATGTGCTATATCCTGGTTGTGTTTTAACAACCCACATTGGGTGAATTCTAAATGCATCACTCATAAATTCATCTCTATCAAAATCCCACTCAGAAATTTGTGCATTTGGATGCATTGAGAAAGACTGTTTATGAAACTCATTTACTTCAAAAACAATTTTATCTCCAGTAGTATCTATAAATATATCACAAGGTGTTTTTAACATATATCCAGAAAAAAGAACATCTTGAATTCCAGGACATTTTTTTACTGTTTCATTATACTGTCCATTAACAAGTTGTTTTTCATTGTTTTGATATATGCCCTGTTTTCTCCACCAAGAAGGTATATTTGCAGATGATGGTTCTGGATGAGGAGCATATGCTGGAACATATTCATTTTTAGGAATAAATGTCATTACTTTTCTTTTCATTTTTTTATCACCTTCATATAAAGAATAGGACTATCATGTCTAATGACTGGAGAAGTTTCATAAAGTTTTATATTCATAAAAAATGGAACTTTTATTTCTGTTTCTTCTTCATTATACTCAATTATAACACGATCTGTTTTTACATATGTCGTATTTTCAATTTTTTCATCAGTGTAAAATTCAAGAGTACAGGAATTATTGGGAAGCCATCTTATAATCCAATTAAAAACCTGATTAATATAATTATCTGGAACACTCCTTATATTTTCATCATTGCTGACATCTTCGGTATGCTGATACAATGTTCTACTTACTGGATGTAATGTATATACATCTTTAATATATTCAATTGTTTTATTTTTATCATTTTTTTGAAATGGAATTTGTTTTTTAATAAATATATCTGACGACATATTAATTAAATATGTATCATCTGAAATTTTTATTGGTGGTTGGATACATTCATGTACCCATCTATTTTGTGGAACAAATTCAACATTTAAGTCATCATATTCTTTTGACCAAGAACTGAAGTTTAAACCATAATGAATCATTTCTTCTTCTGTTAAACTATTTTTTGGATTTGTGCTAAAGTCTTTAATAAGTTGAGCAAGTTCTGGTCTTCCAGCAACTTGTAGCGGACTTGAATAGTTTGAATCATCTTTATTTAATTTAAATACCTGTGGAATACTGTCAATTGAATCAGTATAATCTTTATCCCAATCGGAAAGTTGTCTTTTAGACATTTTATACTTTCCTATTGAGCGATATCTTGTGAGTCCATGACCAACATGTTTTCAGTAAAGAAGTTATCATATGGTTCACAGTTAATTGAATAAACATTTTCAATATAATATAGATGTTCTATTGAACCTACTGGCTCCCATGTATGGGTAGCATGCCTGTAAATTTCATAAGTTTCATCTAAATCTTTTGTAAGAACAAACTGAATAACTCCATCCTTACGTGTTAGAATCCAGTGTGATTGTGAATAAAAATCACCATTGATACTATAAATTGAGTTAGCAGCATAAGTTTTAATATTTACAATTTCTGTTTCTACAATTTCTAAGCCAGAAAGTTGATCTGCGGTCCATTGCGTTGGATCAATTTGCCCTGGAAGTTCTGTAAACTTTGCAGCACGAAGTTTATCTCCAATGACCAATGCTGATGGATGCTTAATGGTTCCATCTGCCATAATAATTCCAGTTGGATCTGCTACAGAAAAACCTGGATAGTTTCCAAATCCACCATAGTGTCCAAATCCACCATAGTGACTAAATGCTCCATATGCATGTGAAAATCCTCCATATGCATGAGTAAATCCATGATAGAATCCTGCATAGTGAGAAAATCCAGCATAGTGAGAAAACCCTGCATAGTGGGAAAATCCTGCATAGTGCGAGAAACCAGCATAGTGGGAGAATCCAGCATAGTGGGAGAATCCAGGATAAACATATTGATAGTAGTTCATTGCAACTGATGTTCCAATATTTACTACTGTGCCTGCTGCTGTGCCCTGAGTATTAATTGTTTGATCTAATCCTGCATTTCCAGTATTTGTTGCAGTTTCTGAATATGTAAGGCCAAGGGCAGTTAGTGCTGCCTGGTATTGTGTTCTAGTCATACCTGCTAGATTAGGAACGGTAGCCTTACGAATACCTCTATCGCCAGTTCTTTGTAGTGCCATATTAGATCAATCTCCCATTCATTTTTTAATTATACCACGTATTAGGCTGACAAGTCGCCAACTACTACGAATACATTTGATGCTCTTTTAATAATTGTGGCACCAGACCATTGTGTTCTGGTCTTTAGTCCTGGAGTTCCATTTACTGTCACTCCTGATGATCCAGCAATTGTAATTTGTCCTGCAGCGACCTGCAAAACTTCCATTCTTTGTCCTACTGTCCAGAATGAGTTATCTGTTGGTATTGTAAAAGTACCTGCAGAGGCTGAGTTATATTCAATAATTGTATTTTGATCTCCGCTTGCAAGAGTATATGATGCAGTCTTTGATGTAATTGTTGCAGTCTTATCTGCCTTATTACCCAAATCTGTTGTCAAATTTGCAATCTTTGATTGAGCAATTGCTGCAGATGCATTAATATCTGCATCTACAATTGTTCCATCAAGAATCATTGTTGATGTAACTGTGCCAGTATCAGCAGTAGTAACCAATGTCTTAGATGAAGGAATAGTAGTTCCATTAATGCTTGTTGCTGTTGCTACTCCAAGAACTGGTGTAACAAGGGTTGGTGTATTAGCGAATACAAGGGCTCCTGTTCCAGTTTCATCTGAAATAACTCCAGCAAGTTCTGCTGATGATGTTGCTGCATGTACTGATAACTTATCAGTTGTCTTAACAAGTGTTGCAGATGTAGGAACTGAAGTTCCGTTAATAGATGTTGCTGTAGCAGCACCTAATACTGGAGCAACAAATGTCTTATTTGATAGTGTCTGTGCTGTTGAAAGATCTACTGTTGTAGCAGTATTAATGCTAAATGTTGTTCCAGATAATGTTAACCCTGTTCCTGCTGTATAAGCACCAGCACCAGAGAATTGAGTAAATGTAAGTGAATCTGTTCCTACAGTTGTTACATTTGCTGTTTGAATCCAACCTGTATTTGCATTTGTTGTTCCAGTTCTTACAAAGATAAAATCTCCAGAAGAAACTTCTCCTGCTAAATCATAATCTGTTGCACGAGTAGGTGCACCTGAAGCATTAACTGTATAAATACCATTTTCAGAACCAGTTGTTTGATTTTTAATAAGAATACGATTTCCTGTTGCAAGTGTAACTCCATCTATTACTTGACCATTTGCATATGCGGTAGACAAGGTTCCATTTGTAGTTGTTGCTGCCAAAACTGATTCATGAATATTAATATTATTAACTGCTGCATCTACATATGCTTTAGTTGCAGCATCTGCATCTGCTGAAGGTGTTCCAAGACCTGTAATCTTATTTGTACCCATTGCAATAGCACCTGACATTGTTCCGCCAGATTTTGCAAGTTTAGCATCTAATTGTGTTTGAATTGCTGAAGTTACTCCAGAAAGATATCCGTGTTCTGTTCCAGTTACTGAACCAATTGATGTAGTTGTTGGTAAAACTACAGTTCCCGTGAAGGTTGGTCCAGCAAGGTTAGCCTTAAGATCAAGTGCTGTTTGTTGTGCAGTAGATACTGGCTTTGCTGTGTCTGCAGTATTATCAACATTTCCAAGTCCGACATGTGTCTTTGTAATTCCTGTTGGTGTTCCAGTAATTGCTGGGCTAGAAATTGATGGAGATGTCAAAGTCTTATTTGTAAGAGTTTGAGTTCCAGTTGTTGTAACAAGCAAACTTGTATCTGCAATACCATGTACGCTTGTTGTTGCTGAATTGTGTGTAGAAAGTGCATTTGATGCATTTCCTTGTGCTGTTGATGCAGCAGAATCTGCATATGTTTTTGTTGCAAGGGCTGAAGTATCAGCAATGCCATGCACAGAAGTTGTTTTTGCAGCGTGAGCATTATAATTTGATGTAGTTGTTGCAAGAGTTGATTGTGCTGTACTCAAATCTCCAGAAATTGTAGAAATTGATCCTTCTGCTGTAGAAATTCGTGTTCCATGGCTACTAACTGATGACTCTAAAGTTCCAACTTCTGATTCAAGAGTTGTAATCCTTCCACCCTGACTTGTAATAGAACTTTCAGCACTTGAAATATCTCCTTGGGCAGTTGTCATATCTGACTGAAGTGTCTCAACATCTGATTGAAGAGAAGTAATATTATCTCCAATTTCATCAAGAGTTGAAGAAATTCCATCAACGGCAGTTTCAAGATTTGACTGAACTGTTCCAGCAGCATTAGTTACAAATGCAGTTGTAGCAATCTGCGTTGTATTTGTTAACGCTGTTGCTGTTGGTGCTGTAGGTGTTCCAGTAAGTGCTGCATTATTTTTTGGTGCCTTTGAATATAAAATTGTTGTAATTCCTGATGCAAAGTTTGCATCATTATCAAGTGCTGCTGACAATTCCTTAAGAGTATCTAGGGCTCCAGGAGCACCATCAATAAGATTTTGAAGTTGTGTAACAGGAACCTGTCCATTTGAATCAAGTGATGCAACTCCGTTATGAGCACCCTTTTCAGTATCTGCAATAAAACCATTTATATCAAGTTTTTCAAAATTTTTAAAATATGAAAGGACTGACCACCTTGTAGTTCCATCTCCCATTTTAAATTGATTTGTATCTGTTTCAAATCCAATTTCACCCGATGCGAGGACTGGATCTGTGGCTGTCCATTGTGTAGAAGTTCCTCTACGTTGTTGCATTCTTGTTGACATTATTATTTCTCCTCCGTACGGGCTGCGTACTTATTTTCTTTTTTATTAATTATAGTTGGCATTATGCAACTCCTCCTCCATCAAGGACAAGGTTTAATGATCCGATATTATTCAAAACAGATTTTACAAAAGCGGTTGTTGCTAATTGTGTTGTATCTGTTGAATATGCTGCTGTTGGTGCAGTAGGAACACCAGTAAGTGCTGGGGATGCAAGATTTGCTTTTAAATCAAGGGCTGTTTGTGTTGCAGTTGAGACTGGCTTATTTGCATCAGAAGTATTATCTACATTTCCAAGACCAACTGAAGATTTTGTTAATGCTGCTACTGAAGAATCTGTATAGGATTCTGCAGTTGAAATTGCTTGTGATTTTGCAGTTGAAATTGCATTATTTCTATTTGTAACTTCTGTAGAAATTGCTGTATCTGTATAAGACTCTGATGCAGTTATTGATTCTGACTTTTTAGTATCTGCATAAGATTGTGCTGCTGACTGTGCATCAGATGCTTTTCCATCTGCATATGTCTTTGTTGCAATTGTTGAATCAACTGCTACTGTAATTGTATTTGCTGAATCATTGTAGGTTTTTGTAATACCAGATCCAGCGGTAAGTGCTGAGTTAACAGCATCTTGTGAAAGTTCTGTAATGTCTTCTGAATTAGCCTTAAGGTCAAGTGCAGTCTGAGTTGCTGTTGATACTGGCTTATTAGCATCTGATGTATTATCTACATTTCCAAGACCAACCATTGACTTTGTAATACCTTGGACTGTTCCAGTAAAGGTTGGGTTTGCAGAAGGTGCTTTAGTTCCTACTAAAGTAGCAAGTGATGCTGCTGTTGACTCATCTGCTGTTAGAGCATCTGCAAGTTCCTTAAGTGTATTAAGTGCTTCTGGTGCTGAGTTTACAACTGATGCTACTGCAGTAGATGCTGCATTATCAGCATAGGTTTTTGTGGCAAGAGCAGATGTGTCTGCAATACCGTGAATATTTGTTGTATCTGCTTCGTGTGAAGAAAGAGCATTTGCTGCTGTTGTTTCTGCACCTGACTTGGCATTATTAGCCTTTGTAGTTGCATCAGATGCAGCGGTTGAAATTGCTTCTGATTTTGCTGTAGCAATTGCTGAAGCCTGTGCTGTAGAAACTGGCTTAGCAGAATCTGCTGTATTATCAACAGATCCTAGGCCAACCATTGATTTAGTGATACCTGAAACGGTGCCAGTAAAAGTAGGAGATGCTAGTGGGGCTTTTGCAGCAAGATCTGAGGTAATTGTACCAATGAAGTCTCCATCATTACCAATTGAGTCTGCCAATTCCTTAAGGGTATCAAGAATTCCTGGTGCTCCACCGATTAATCCATCAATTGCTGATTGAACTTCTGCAGCAACTGCTGCTGAAGCGTCTGTAGTAAAGTAAGGCAAAGTATCCCAGCGTGAGGTTCCATCACCAATTTTAAATTTATTTGTATCAATTTCATAGCCAATTTCGGCTGCAGATAAAATTGGATTTGCTCCTGCCCATTGGGCAGCGGTTCCTCTGCGTTGCTGTTGTCTTACTGCCATTTTATTCCCCCTTATGCGTTCTACGCATGCCTTGCTGTTTTATTATAACATCTGTTTTAATTGAAATTATCAACTGCAACCCCACCATCTATGCTAGAAGTAAAATCTGTATCCAATGCATTTCCAGAATCAGTAGTAGATGTCATTGGGCTATCTGGAAAACCAGATTCAACATACATGCTTACAATAAGGCCTGTACCATCAATTGCTGTATCGTGAATGTGCTGTGGGATATTATGTGTATCATCAAGCGTTGCCTGTGTATACCAATCACCATTATAGTAAAAATTAACTCTATTTGTCAGAGTGTCTAGCCACTGTGTACCATTAGTTGGTGAAGAAGGAGCAGTATCGCCTACAGCCATTGATTTTGAATCAACATACTCCTTAGTTGCTGCATGTGCATTAAGAGTTGGTGCTCCTACTGTTACTGCATCTCCGAATGTACCGCCGTTTGCAACGACTAACCCATTCTTGACCTTGAAGTCTTTTTCGAGTGTTGTCATTTACTACTCCTTCTTCCAACTATTTTTATTTTTTTATTACTAGTCTGCCCATGAAAGCATTGTTGCTGCTGCGATAATTTCGCATCCAACTACTGCAGTTGTTGCTGTAAGTACATAACGTGTGCTTCCTGTTTGATCAAGTCTTGCAGAGAATGAAGCAAGGCTTCCTGCATCTGTGCAAATTGTTCCGTATTCAGTAATTGCAATGTTATCGTTGCCATCAACTGTTACAAGAATTTCAGTAAGTTGTGAATGCTTAACTCCGTTATTCCAACCGACTACACGAACAAGATACTTTGCTGATTCGTATGGATATCCAAATGAATGAACATCTACAGTTGAAACAGTATTAACATATTGCTGTGTTGCTTCTTCTTTGCGGAATGTATTAATTGATACTGTTGCTGGAAGGATATCTGCACCTTCAATTTCATCAAGAACACGACCACCTGTGAAGTACTTATTTGTTGTACCTTCAGCAAGATCATCAGTTGTAGAA